CCGGTTGGGCACAAAACCTAGCCGCGAAATACGCCTACATCATGAAGTCGGTAGCCGTTACGGGTGAGTATGAGTCCACCTGTAAGCTTAAAGCTGCTACTCTTCATGACCTCTGGACTTTTCCGGTTTCCTGGAAAACCAGGGCAGGCGCAAGTAGATTTGGGTTTGGCTTGACGGACGCGGATTTTTCCGCCCGTCAATGGAGTATCTTGGCTGCGTTAGGGATTATGCGGAGACGCTGATCCCGAGTGACCAAGATCCTCCTCAACTCGATCGGTGGCTAGTCACCGGTCCTTTACAAATAAAGCTTAAAGGAGAATGACCACTTGTTCACCGATCCTCAGTCAGTCACTATCGATGGTGCCGCGCACTCCATGCCTCGTATTTCTTCCGAAGGCATGAAAGCTCTCTACAGTGAAGCGGACGAAACTCTCAAGATGACGATTTCTCATCAAGAGAGTAAGGGCCGCACCAGGCACATGGTCCGTTTGGACATGCGCGTGGTCGCTGCAGACCCGTTGACTTCCGTCAACGAGTACAAGAGCTGCGGCGTCTATCTTGTTATCGACGAGCCCGAGTTTGGGTTCGCAGATGACGCGTTAGACGACATCGTCCAGGGTTTCAAAACCTGGCTCTCAACGGCCAACGTATTAAAGGTCGTTGCGAACGAGTCGTAGAGATGGAATCAATCATCTCATGGCTCGCTAGCAATGTGCCCGATTACGTTTGGCAAATCCTGCTATTTCTTGCACCCAGTAACCCAATCTTCCGTTATGTTCTCGGAAAGTTAGGTTACGTGCCAAGGGTGTAATGCAGGGTTGGGGGGCGTATACATTTGTGAGTATGCGCCCCCCTACGTTGGAGTAGTGGCGTTATTTGACTGATCTGGCGTGCAAAATGGCGTACGCCAGAATGGAGAATGAGTGGCTGGATTGCAACCCCCAAATTATTTGGAGGAACAATGAAAAGCCACGAAAGTATTCTCCTTGAGTTGGCAAAGCACATCTTTATAGATGCCTTTGCTAAGTGTGCTGCTAATGAGCCAGCCGAAAGAGACCTCCGTATTCTGAGGTCTCGTGTCAAAAACGAGGGGTTATCTTTTCTTACAATAACCCTTCCGTCTTTCTGCCTAGATTTCGAAAGAAGTCTGGCAGACGGAATGATTGGGCCAAAATACTTTCGTAGTTTTCGAAAGTACCGACGAATCCCCGCATTTTTGCGAGGTATCGTCGCCCATGTTTTTGACGCTGGTACAGGCTGTATCTTGGATGATCCGTCTACTTCAGCGGTCGAGAGTATCAGACAAATTTGTCTGACATTCAAGAAACTGAAGTTGGCTTGTAGCCCCGCTAGGGTTGCAAGTGCGTTCGCGGGATTTGTCCGAGATGAGCGTTCTCTTCACGACCCACTTGTTCCGGAGGATAT